GTGCGTTTGTGAATTACCTCAAGGGTCGCCAAGTTGGTAGCAAGGGCTACTACGGCGGTTTCGAAATCTGGGTCCGTGAGTTTGGACAGAGCGTAGACCGTAAGACAGCGTTTGCTGGAGCGTTTCGCGATGTACTTCAAAAGTACGGAATCAATGCGAGCGTTGGTAGTCGTCTCGACTAACTAACAAAGTTCACCCGCCAGTTGAGCGCCGTTCCGTTCCTGGCGGGTGTTCCATATCTAATTGGTGTACCCTATTTCTCGGGTACCCAAGTTCGGTAGGGTAGATTGCCCGATGCGGTCTGTCCTCTCTCTCTTAGACTCGTATTGTGTTGGCTCCCCTACCGAACACCCACATTATTTATTACCCAAGTTGGTTACATAACCCATATAAATCTGCTACCGTTTACTCAGGTCGCAAATCACCTACACCTCAAAAGCGAGGTCAGTCCGATACTGACGACAGGAATTCGTTACATCCAGTAACGCAGAAATGTTCGCTCCGAACCTTGGAGGAATATGCGTACTTATGGAAAACTACAAGTAAAACCTATGCACATCGCGCTAATCAGCGCATTACTGATTACAACCAATCCACTTCAGATGCCAAAGGGTGACCAAGCGGCTGCTGTTGAGGTGGTCGTAGAAGAACCAAAGCCAGTCCTGGTCGAACGAACACCAGAGGCGGCTAAGGCATACGCCTTTACCCAGTTAGCAGAATATGGCTGGGATACACCAAATCAAAAAGAATGTCTTTTGGATTTGTGGACTGGCGAATCAAACTGGCGACCAAACGCCTACAACAAACAAGCCGTCTACCAGAATGGCGAGCGCCTCCATGCAGGAGGAATTCCCCAGATTCTCGGACTAGACCCTGATAGCACAGTCGAGTACCAGATTATGCGAGGATTCAAGTACATCGAATCTCGCTACGACACGCCTTGCGGGGCAAATCGCTTCTGGCACAGAAATTTCTGGTACTAGAGTTCTTCCATGAGTGAAGAACAAAAAAAGCCTTCAGCGATTGATAACGCGCTCGCTGATATAGCCCAGATAGCCTTCCCAGACCCAGCCATTTGTACTGGCTGGGTTCTGGTGGCTGAATGGACAGATGGCACCGCTGACGGATTCTGGACAACTACTTTTGCAGATGACCAAAACCCAGATTGGCGACAAAAGGGATTACTACACCACGCAGTAGAAACATGGGGAGAGGAAAACCTTTATGACGATGATGAATCAGAGGATTCAGGTGGAGAGGGAGAAGCAGAAACTCCTTGATGAGTTAATGGTCGAAAGATACGGAGAGTTGGCGACACGCCCAGAGGGTTCAATACCCGATGATGACGATAACTAACCCTAGTATTTACACCATGAGTTTATACAACTTCCTCGGTAAAGCGCCATGTCGGGATTCCGACCCATGGCTCTTTGACCAGTATCAACTTGACCTTGCTCAACCAGGATTGGCGTATTGCCGCAATTGTAAATTCTGGAATGAATGTGATGCTTTAGTAAAGCCTGAGAGTTCACATTACGATGGAATTGCTGCTGGAAAAGTATGGCGTAATGGAAACATATTGGCTAGGTTATCCCCTGACTCACCATACGAGTTGATAGTAAATGAGGAGAGAGAGGTTTTCATAAGTGTTGAAACCCTGGCAGTTCGAGGGAGCGAGTTGTAACGGGTTAGAAGTAGATTTTTTCTTTCCAGAGAATCGAACTTTTAATGCGGAGAACAAACTAGCCAAAAGTATTTGTCGGACCTGCGTGGTAAAAAAAGAATGTCTTGATTATGCAGTTGCTTACTCAGTTCAAGGAATCTGGGGAGGCACTAATAATCGAGAACGAGAAAGAATAAGAAAACAACTGAATATCATCCCGATACCTATAAACGAAGGAAAAATCTAATGACTCAAATAACTTTAACGGGAAATGTAGTAGCAGACCCAGAACTCCGCACAGTTGCCAGCGGAAAGTCTGTGGCAAGTTTTACATTGGTAACATCAAAGTCAGTCAAGCAAGCCGATGGCTCATGGGAGAACTCAGATACAACTTTCTGGGACATTAAGTGCTGGGGCAAAACAGCAGACAATGTAGCCAATTCAGTTACAAAGGGAGCCTCGGTTATTGTCGTAGGCACCGCTGTCCAGGAGAACTGGGAAGATAAGAACACAGGGCAAAAGCGCTCAAAGATTGCTGTAACGGCATGGAATGTAGGCGTAGATTTAAAGCGCCACATGACCCGTACAGAGGACTACGCAGTAGTCGAGCGTTTCAGCGAGACTCCAGCGGTTGAAAATGACCCATGGAGCGCGCCTTTCTAACCATCGTATAGTATGCTAGGGGTTAATAATTTCCTTACGAAAGGGGAAAATGGTGGCTTGGACTGATTACTTCACCAGCAACATTGTTGGTTCTAAAGTTGTTGTATCTGAATCTGGCAAACCGTTCGTTTCGCATGAGATTGCCCCACGCGATTATGTGGAAATCGAATTGACCGAAACGAGTTACGAACTACCGTTCAAGATTTCGTTTCGGTCATTCGATGCAGTCGGCGAAGAAACCGAATCCCGCGTGTACGCACAAGCGGGTACAAAAGAGATGGCTCGCAGATTTGCAATAGAGGTTGCAAACCTTCGCCTTAATTCAAGAGAGTTCGTACTAGACGGCGAATAAGCAAAATTCACTTGATGCTAAAATCATTGGGTGAAAGATGACTACTCAAGCCTCAACGCTAAAGGAGTCATGTCCGTTCTAGGTTCATTTGCGGTGCAGACACATGAAATATTCATGGAGTTGCAAAATGCTGGATTCACCGAGGAACAGGCTATTAAAATTGTTGTCGGTCTAGCATCTAAAGAGTAGAGGGAAACATGGCAGAAAAGCCTGATATGCAGGAGTTCGGCTCTACTGGTCTGCGCCGCTCTGGTGGCACAGTCTACGAGGAGTTCCTCGTCAATCTTCGCGGTCAGCGCGGAGCCAGGGTTTATCGTGAGATGTCCGATAACGACCCAACAATCGGTTCAATGCTCTATGCAATTGATAAGGTAATTACACGCCTTGAGTGGCGCGTAGACCCATTTACAGATGATTCATCTGATGGCGATGCGAAGCCAGAGGATAAGGAAACCGCAGTATTCATTGAATCCTGTTTGCATGATATGTCTGATTCATGGGATTCAACACTTTCTCAGATTCTTTCAATGCTTATCTTCGGATATTCATATCACGAAATTGTGTACAAGACCCGAACAGGTCCAGATGCTAATGATGCTTCTAAGCGTTCTAAGTACACAGATGGAAAAATTGGATGGCGCAAACTCCCAATCCGCTCACAGGAAACTCTTTTCCGTTGGCAGATTGACGAGAAGGGCGGTATTCAAGCGATGGAGCAGACTGACCCATCATCGGGCGGTACGCACATCATTCCTATTGAGAAGGCTCTACTATTCCGTACAACTTCACAAAAGAATAACCCAGAAGGTCGTTCTATCCTTCGTAATGCGTATCGTCCTTGGTTCTTCAAGCGCCGCATTGAGGAAATTGAAGCAATTGGTATTGAGCGCGACTTAGCAGGACTTCCCGTTGCATGGGTTCCACCTGAGTACCTTTCTTCAGCGGCTACCGCTGAGCAAGCAAGCGTTCTCGCATCTATCCAGCAACTCGTCACATCTATCAAGCGTAATGAGCAAGAGGGCGTAATCTTCCCTCTCCTATTTGATGACCAGGGAAATAAGCAGTTCGACCTTATGCTCCTATCATCAGGCGGCTCACGCCAGTTCGATACAGACAAGATTATTCAGCGTTACGACCAGCGTATGTCTATGTCTATCCTTGCAGACTTTATTCTTCTCGGCTCAGACCGAGTTGGCTCATACGCTCTCGGTTCATCAAAGATGGATTTGTGGTCTATGGCAGTTGATTCAATCGCCAAGAACATCGCTGAGGTTATGAACCAGTACGCAATTCCACGCCTTATGAAACTTAACGGCATGGATACAACTCGTCAGCCAGTTCTCACATACGGAGAAGTTAGCCATGTTGATTTGACCGAAGTTGCAGATTACATTTCTAAGTTGGCTACCGCTGGCGTACTTATGCCAGACCCTAAGTTGGAAGATTATCTCCGTGACCTTGCTGGACTACCACCAGCAGAGCATGATGGTCAGGC